AAACAATCATTTTCATTAGCCCAACCAGTATCACCTGTAATTCCTACCCAATCAGCAGTCATACCAGCAGCAGGAGCAGCAGCTCTAGCAGCAGTTACCGAAACTGTACTCCAAGTATTAGCAGAAATTGAATATTTGAATAATGTTACAGCACCATTACCAAGATAATAAATAGCATTTTCATCTCCCTCTATTGAATATTGTGAAGTATTGTCTATGGTAGCACCAGCAGCAAAAGTTAAAGAAGTTGCATCACTATCAGTAATCACTCTAACTTGTCCTTTGCCTGTTCCAGCAGTAATTCTAACTTGATAGTTTATCCATTGGTCTACTTTCCAATTTTTAGCACTATTTACCAAAGTAGTAGCACTTCCAGAAGTGGCAGTTCCAGTAGCAAAGACATCAATTCTGGTATAAGGTACTACTAATCTGGCATCAGTAGCATTAGTACCACCAGAAGTTCCTACCGCATAAGCCTTATCAGTCCAAGTTAAAGTAGCCACATCAAACTGTTGGAAACATTTAGCAGCTAAAGTTCCAGATGACATTACCCAAAAACTACCTGTATTCATTCTAAAAGTATCGTTATTAGCTACCGAAGTAACACTATCAGCTAAAGTTAAAGTAATAGTATCTTTTCCAGCATTATTTAATATTTCAGTAACTGTAGTTCGTGTTCCAATATTAGCAGCAGTTCCAGATAAAAATTCAAGTGTTGCACCTCTACAAAATCCATTTAAGTTAAAAGAAGCAGCACTAACTGTAATTGTAGTAGTTGAACCACCAGTAGCAGTAATTGTTTTAGACCAAGGGTGATACACACCGCAAGCACCAGCTACCCAAGTTCCACCAAAAGCACCAGATGGAATTTGGATATAACCATCTTCATCATGGTGATAAAGATAATGGACTGTACCAGAAGATAAGTACATGGCTACATTGTTAGCTCCATTTTTAGAAAAGACGACAGATGTTCCTATACCTGAATTAACTGGAGCAGGTGTCATTGTCTGCCATTCTTTTCTGTGTAATAAAGCTACATTGTTCTGTGTTTCTGACATAATTTATTTTCCTATACAATTATTAACATTTGATTGGATAGCTGTCAAATTAGTTATAGCCATTTTTTCAGCATAACTAATACCACCAACTGCTTTTTCTGCGATTGAGTTGGCTGAAGTAATCGGACCAGTAACCGCAGTAGAAGGAACTGAAGCTTGTACTACTCTTAATTGTTGAGTATTGGCTACAGTAGCAGATATAGCAGTTAATCTTGTGGTAAGTTCTTGTAAGGTTTCAATTAGGGATTCAATTAATTGTGGTGTCGTTTCAGAAATAGGTTGAACCATGCGGTCTAAATTATTAGTTATAGGATTATAGACAACAGGTTCGACTTGCGAGACATTAAAAGTGTCATCAAATCCTAGGTTTTGAATTTCTTGGGTTGATTTTAGGGTTTTATTTGCCATATCTTCTTAAATTAAATTTAATCTTTTCAGTTTTCATTAAAAACTCTACATAAGCCGCAATAGTCTCTACTTTGACGACTGATCGCTCATTTTTGTCTAAATTGGTAACTTTCTCAATCTTTTTAATCATGTCCTTGATTGAATCTACATTATCTGGGATATCGCCAGAATTTATTTTGCTAGTAATGTATTCCTCAATTAAAGACACTTCTTTAGGAAAACCACCGCTTGTTTCAGCCCAAGTATCACCTAGTTTAAAGTGATCGACAATATATGGGTATCCATGAGACTGTTCATAATTAGTATATGGTCCTTCAACCTTAGAAACCCCTTGCGGGGCAGGTTTGGATTCTATTTTAACCTCTGGCTCAACGCTTTCGGTTACTGGTGTTCTTGCTATGTCTGTCATATAAGTATATCGGGGAGGCAAGAGAAACCTCCCCGAAATCAAAATTAAACCGAAGTAAATCTTGCAGCCAACACCCAGTTGCTGTTAAGCACTTTGGTAGCGTAAGAACCAGCCCAAGATACGAGAGAAATTCTCCCGACAGGTGAGTTGGAATCTACGATATTGGGTTGGATATAGAGTTTTGGTTTATCCTGTGCAAGGTCATAAACTCCGAAAGAGTTATCACCGTGTACATAGGTGTAAAAACGCACGACTGTCGAGGCAGCAGAAGCAGCAGCTTCAGTACCAGAGGACAAATCGGTGTTTAGTAACCACCTAACTTGGTACAATTCACCCATTTCACCTTTGTACAGTTCTTTACCGTCTTTGTAGGTGTGAGCGTTGATCCAAGTAGAATCACTTAGAAGTCTATATTTACTGTAAGGGTCAGTTTTCCCGATGAACATTCCATCCTTGTAAGGTTTTGCCTTAGCAAGTTCTAGTTGTCTTACAATCATTCTAATGTTACACGCATCTAACACGTCGCCAGCGGCGAGTGATGTTACAAGGTGTCCATTTGGATAATATGCAGTACCACCAGTTTGGAGTTCAGAACGGACTAAACGGTTTAGAGTTTCACCCATGTTTTGACCAACGAGTTCAACTTTCTCTTTCATTCCTGAGTCAATAGAGACCAAAGAATTCAATTTAGAGTGAACGGTGATCAAACCATATTCGCTTAGAGTCATGGCAACCGTACACGCTGTGATAGCACAGGTGTTTGGGTTACTAGCCTCGCCTAATGGATCAGTGATGATCGTCATAGGTTCGTAGCGGGTAAAATTAACTGTTCGTCCTTCGTTGACGGGATGAGTTCGGAATTGAGCGCCTTCCTTCATCACTAACGCGTATTCAGCTCTGTCTAAAAAGACTTTCTCGTAGTATGTTGATACTTCGGGAGAGAGTTGACCGGTTGTGTTGACGTTGGTAGCACCTGAAATTCCTAATCCTGTAGCAGCCATTTTATAGTTCCTTTAATTAATGTGCCAAGTTACGGTTAGGCCTGTACAATCCCTAGTTCTCTTTCTAGTTCCTGTATCGACTTCTCCGCTAAGGGTTTATCGCTTTTATGTATTGAAGTGGGACGCGTTGCGGCCTGTGAGACCTGTTTGGCTAAATTCTCACTCACCCTTCCTACTTCTTTGGTAACAGCTCGTTTATAAGGTTTCATCAGCATAGCGACATATTTTTTTATGTCGGCTGAATAGGGGTTGGCTCGGACTTTAGCTTCAACCGCCTCTGTTACTGATTGGGACAAATCTTTATCGAAAAGTTCGCTTTTGGGGTCAAGTTCGGGATATTCCCTAACCACCTCTGAGGTTTCATTTTGAATCCGATTAACAGCACTCTGTTGTTTAAGTCTTAAATCAACGACTGCTCCGGCAGCGGCAGCAACGTGTTGCTGATACTGTTCAGGGGAGTATTCCATCCCTGGTTCGATTGGCGGTAAGTATGGCGCTTGGCCAGAAGATTCATTAGAACCTGTAAGTTCCGCAATCCTTTTAGCGAGTGATTGATTCTCGGCTTCTACTTCAGCGGCTCGTCTTTCGGCTTCTTTAGCCTTTGAGTTGAGTTCCCTGACTCTCTGAGTAAAACCTTTCTTTTGTCCATCTGTTTCGGTTTCTTCTACTTCTGTTTCTTCCGTCGATTCGACAGGAGTTTCATTAACTTCTTCAGCAGTTTCTGTTTCTGATACCGGCGTAGTATCAACAGTGGTTACTTCTCCACTTTCTTCGTTTAGCGCCATGTTTGTTTCGTCCATGTTTTTTTAAAGTTCTAAACACACCTGATATGGGAATGTGAGACCCCAAGCTTAAACTGCTTGTCGCTACCCTATGGAGGAATAGAGTAGCCACAAATCGTTTAAGTACGTTTTTTTAATATCGGTTTACCTTCCCGTTCTCCCACCATGAGGAGATGAGGGCCAATAAAGACCGAATGCTGAAGTTCACACGACTTACAAACGAGGTAATAGCCTTGCTGACGCCATGTGTGATAGCCTTTAGGAATGAACTTATAGGCAACTTCATGGACTTGCTCAAATGCCTTAGTTTCCTCAATAGTTTCGTCATAATTACTCTCCTGATTCTCCATCTTCACAAGACTCCTTTGCGTCCTCCACCTTGTTGATGAGGTGATTAATAATGTCTTTAACTGATGAGATAACTACGGTATTACGTCCTAATTCTTCGTAACCCGCTCCATTTGCGATAGCGACTCGATTGAGTTCATCAAGTTCACCTAAAGAACGTAGAGCTATTTCTTTAAATACTTTCCACCCCCCAGTCTTTGACATGGCAAATAAGGCTCTTTCTTCATCACTAGCGCCTTTCTTTTCCACTTCCTTTTCAGTAGTGGTCATGGGATTGATAAAATTTGGTCTAATGGCTTTGTTATCCATTTATTCCTCCTGGTACGCCTTCAGGTGGCATTTGAGCTTGAGGTGGCATCTGCTGTTGAGGCATTGGTTGCCCAGGTTGCCCTTGTCCTTCTTGCTGTTGCATTTGCTGAACGGCACTTATAAATTGTTGATTAGTTTCTTCAAATAGTCTTTCGGCTGATTCTTCGGGTTTTTCTTCTTCAACTATCTTGTTCCAGTCTTGAATACCTGAGTTGACGATTGACCTTTTCATAAGTTCACCAACTGAGACTTTGACTGGTCCGATATTTACATATCCTGTTTGAAGAGCTTGTTGTAAGAGGGCTTGATTGTTGAATATCATGCCCACGAGTCCGTTGATGTTTTTCTGTTGAGCTTCCTGATCGACGAGGAACATAGAACCTGAGACGATTTCATAGTCATACAAGGCTTTACCAAAAGATTTAGATTCGATGTTCAATTTACCCGTCTTCTCGTCATACATCTCCGCCATATCGGGGTATTCTTGTATCATTTCTTCTATTTCGTCTTCAAACATACGAATTGCAACTGAGGAGTCGGCTTTCTTAGCCATAAGATTAACCATACGATTTACCATCTCTTTAACAAACTGTTCCATGTAGAAACGGTCAGCATTATCACGGGTATTCTCTCTCGCACCCTGCATTTTCAGAGCTTCAGGGGTCTTGCCAAAGCCTATATCAGTTTGAGCGGTAACTGCGGTATCCGTCGTTCCAAACATGTTAAGTACAGCCGCATTAGCGACCTGATAAGTGTTGTTAAAGGTAGAAGTTCCTTGGGGAGTAAGTTGAACGGGTTGAACCGCATTACTAATGTTTCCTCTAACGAGCCATTTAGCACTAGCAGCCCATTTTAAGGAGCTCATGGCAGCGATATTGTCTTTATTGATTAAAGTCGGGGGGAAGATAGACATCTTGACTGAGTCAAGATAGAGATTCCAGATAGAATTGATGACTCCTTGCATACTTTCGCCTCTTTCAGCGTCTCCCATACCCATAAAGTCATCAAGTAGGGGGATAGAATACTTACAGATAACAGGTAATTCACCGTTTTCTTGAGGGTTCTTAATCTCTCTAAACTCTAAATCAGCATCGACACAGTAATCAGTCCACTTATCTCGCTCATACATGGTTAAGACTTCATAAAATCCCATACCCTCTGTCCCTTCGGCGCTGGGATACTCACCTTCACGGGTGCTTTGGCTATCAGAGTCCTTCTTAGGATTGCTCTTTTTCTTTAATTTGTTGATAATTTGGGTAATATTCTTATAGCCTTCTTGTTTCTTAAGTCCTTCGAAATAAGATAGAGGTTGCCACGACCTGACAATCACATAATCAGAGTCTTCTAAGCTTACGGCACCTACTTGAGGGAAGACATCACGAATGTTTAAGAGCCACATATCAGGACCGGTATAGCCATTGTCTTTAACATCCCAATCTACCAGAGCAAAGAAGTTTCCGTATAGGTTTGAGTAGATGTCCATCATTCTAAGTTTCGTTAAGAGGTCGAATTGAGCGTTAGCATTAGGTAAGATGTACTTATCAAGGATTAGATTCATCAGTTTCTCAGCTCCGGCGTCATTCTTTGAAATAGCTTTGACTTTTCCTGTAGGATTTTGAGACATAACCCTATACCCTCTTTCGATAATGAGAGTCGCTACTTTAGGGTCAAAGACTTGGGATTTAGTGGAATCGGTAACTTTAGAGTTGAGTTGGTTATGAAACATCTTTTCATAACTGTCCCAACTGTCTCTTTTAGAACTTAAATACTCCTGTGCGGCTTCTTTACGAGAAAGAATGAGGTTTTTTGGTTTATCTTCCATATTTTAGACAAAAAAAGACCCCGAATAATGGGGCCTGTACACGCCATCTGGCGTCATTGGCTACTTTAACTAATTGAGGAAGATTAGCACTCGACCCTTTAGACTGTCAAATATTTTTATGATTTGCTATTGATTTGCTGTTAAATGGACACCAACACTGATGGACAACTGTCCATAAACATATCTGTCCAGAGGGAAGGAGTCGAACCATCCGAAATCAGTTTTACAGACTGACGCCTCACCGCTTGGCTACCTCTGGTTTATATCTTCTTCTTTTAGCAAAAGTAACTTCAATCGTCTTTACATCCACCACTCCCTCTTTGAGCTTACAGACATAAGTTATCGACCCATACTCTATGTCTTGAGCGTGTTTCTCAATTAACAGGTGTAACGGTAAGTTCCGTATTGCAGGTGCTGATGTTTTCATAGACAACGTAATCAATGATTAACTTGCGATTGACCTTAACCACGATATTAAAAGTTCCATTTTTTATCCTTTGAATGTCTGACTCAATATCGAGGTGAGGTTTAAGGTTCTGAGGATTTAAAGTAATACCGTATTTCATCAGTACATCCCCCTTTCGTCAAATAAGTTATCATCGGGTAAATCTTCTATATCATCATTGATGGATACTAAACTGCTGATTCCGTATCTAACTGCGTCGTTGAAGTGGTCAAAGCCCACATCTGGCACATTGACTATCTTGCCATCAGTATCAGTCTTCCACATATAGTTTCTATACTCTTTAATCCCGTTGACACTTCTTTTAGTAATCGAGATCCTTTGGTCTTGAACATAAGCGATACCGGCATTGACTGAACCCTGTCCCTTAGTAGAGGCAAGGATATTCACCCCATAAGACATAATCTCGTCTATGCTCTTAGGTTCGGCACTATCAGCAATAACTAAAGCTTTGTCTTGGTTGTTTAATATATCAGCGATTTGTTTATTAGAAAGTCCTTTTTGATAAGTGATTTCATCTAAGATAAAGCCCCCATTGTATCGATAGATAGCCACGATAGACGTAGGGTCATTAGAATACCCAAAGTCCAATCCATAGCGTTCTAAACGTGCCTCGTGGGGTATATCATCAATAATCTGCCAGTCTTTGTATATCTTGCCCTCTACCTCACCTAACTGCCCCAGACCATATACGAGCCACCAGTTCTTATTACTCTGTCTTGACTCAATAGCCTGAACTATGTTTGGATCAAGAGCTTCGTTATCTTTGTAGGTAAGAATAAGAAAATCTACGTTATCTTTATCTTTAACTTCTGTGTAGAACCAATATTCTTGAACTGGGTTGTGATCTAGCCATATAATTTTCTTAGTACGAACTTCCAACTGTGTATAGGTCTCATATGAAACGTTATTAGCCTCATTTATGAATAACACATCTCTTCTAGGTCCTCTGACTTTCCCGGGTTGGTCAGCACTAAAAAACTCTATTCTACTTCCGGTTTCAAAAGTATAAATATAATCAGTCTTGGACCATTGAGAATCTTTAAAGTAATTATGTCCTTCCATTATATTCAAAAAGTCTCTCATAGCACCCCGTCGAAGATGTGGAAAACTTTCCGAAACTACCGATATAAGTTCATTGTCGTGAGTCTGAGCGTATTGTATGCACCACATTAGAATAGATATGGTTTTGGAAGCACTTGTCCCTCCAGCTACACCCCTTATTCTTTTCTTCATTTGAAATATTTTTTTAAGAGCAGTTGTCTGTTGAAATTTCATTTTAGATAATTAATAGCCTTGTTTAATAACTCTGGATTGTCTCCAAATAATCCAATTCCTTTATTACACTTGCCACACAATAAACCCCTAACCGTACCCGTCTCATGGGAGTGATCTATATCAAGTTTTTCTTTATGTTCCCCACATATTGAACAATTACCCTGCTGAAGTTTATATAACTCATTGTATCTGTCGACTGTAATTCCATATCTAACACCCAATCGATAGTTTTCATACCTTAATTTTACTTCGGGTTTTCTTCTGTATTTGAGATTGCTTACCCTTCCGGCATCTGTCTTTTTATATTTTTTTCTGTAAGTTTTTCTATCTGGTGAAGCGTTTCTTTCTTTGTCAAATTCGACTCCATGCTCACTCTCTCTCCACTTTTTATTATAAGCACGCCTAATGGGCAGTAGTCTTTCTCTATTTTTCATATACCATTTTTTAGCATCTTCTGGATTTTTATACGCCATATTCTTAGAGCCCTCTATCTGTGTCGAACAGATATCTGAAGTTTACAAAACTTCTGCTCTTCCGTTGAGCTAAGAAGGCTTATTCAGCTTTTAATTCACCTAGTATTGGTGAAACATTAACTTGAACATTGACTTGATTGGAACCATCTCTTTC